GACGAAAACGAAATGATAGTAGACGTAAAGTTTAAGACTTATGGTTGTGGAAGTGCAATTGCAAGTAGTTCACTATTTGTAGATTTACTCAAAGGTAAAACCATAGAAGAAGCAAAACAAATTAAAGATAAAGAGATTGCAGAGATATTAGAACTACCTGCAATCAAACTACACTGCTCAGTTCTTGCAGAAGACTCAATCAAAAAAGCAATAGAAGATTGGGAATCAAAACGTGTATAGTTGGAAAACTGTTTTAGTTACAATAGGACTATTAGTTGGTCTTAAGATTTGGAATCCGTATTTCATAGAAAATATATCATGGTCATGGTTTGACTTTCTACATCAACAAGAAGAAAAAGTTCACGTAGACGATATCGTTCTAGTAGATATCGATGAGAAAGCATTAGAAAAATATGGTCAGTTCCCATGGCCGAGAGATATCTATAGAGAGATTCTACTTTCCTCAAGTCCTTCACTTACGCATGTCTTCTCAATTGCCTTTACTGAACCAGATAGATTCGGCCAAGATGAGCTATTTGCAGAGGGTTTAATCAACAGATTAACAATTTTATCCTCACAGCCAACTAATCAGAAAAACACTGGCTCGGCACCATTTGTCCCTACAAGTACATTTGGAGGAGGTTCGATTCAAGATTCCATATGGCAATATGATGGAATAGCAAGTCCTGTAGATATATTAAAGAACAATACTTACGGTGTAGGTGTTACTGTAGCAACACCAGCCGTCTCAGGAACGTCTAATTTTGATGGGACTATAAGAAGTGCCCCATTGCTTGTGTATGCCAATGAACAAGTATATCCATCATTAGCATTAGAAACTCTCAGAGCATTATATGATATGGGGAGTTATCAAACTAAAGTTACAGAAGAAGTAGGTATAGAATGGGTGCGTATGGGAAAGGCACCTCCTATTGAAACAACACCAACAAGTGATGTTATGATTTCATACTGGAATCACTTCAATCGTGTTTCAGCAAGTGACCTTCAGGAATTACCTGATTTTACAAACAAGGTTCTAGTATGGGGTCTAACTGCTGAGGGATTGAATAATCCAATTTCAACTCCAGTGGGTACAATGTATCCTCATGAAGTTCAAGCACACCTAATCCAAACCGTCTTGCAAGAAGTTCGTATACAACAATCCTACTATCTTGAATTTCTTGAAGTTGTCGTTCTACTGGCAGTGCTTTTATTAATTCTGGCAGTGGTTTACAAACTTCCCACAAGTCTTTCGGCGATAGTGAGTCTAAGTATAATTGGACTTCAATTGGGTGGGGGTTATTATATTTGGATTTCTGAGTACGTTCTTTTCGATACTTTCTTGTCATCAATGTCCTCAATGATTGTTTTTGGTCATGCTTCATTCAACAAATACTATGTAACGTATCAACTCAAAGAACAAATTAAGAAGCAGTTCCAGAAATATTTATCTCCTGACATGGTTGAAGAACTTCAGAAAGACCCTAGCAAACTCAGATTAGGTGGGGAAAGAAAAGAAATGACTTTCATGTTTATGGATATATGTGGATTTACTCCAATCTCTGAGGCATATAAGAACAATGATGACCCAGAGGGATTAGTTGAACTCATCAACAAGTTTTTAGACATGCAAACAAAAATAATAATAAATAACAGAGGCACCATAGATAAGTATATGGGCGATTGTATCATGGCATTTTGGAATGCACCCCTTGATTGTGAAGACCATGCAGAACTCGCCGTAAAATCAGCTCTAGAAGTACTAGAGGCAACCAAGGAACTTAATGAAGAACTATCTCCTCTCAATCTCCCTCCTATTAATGTCGGTATCGGCATTAGCACAGGAGAATGTATTGTCGGAAACATGGGGTCAGAAATTAGATTTGACTATTCCGTCATTGGAGACGCCGTCAACCTTGGTGCTAGACTCGAGGGACAAACAAGAAATTATGATGGGGTGGACGTGTTGTTATCGGAACGAACATATCAACAGTGTCCATCAAGAGCATTTACTGAAGTCGACAGAATACTTGTTAAGGGTAAATCCGAAAAGGTTCGAATATACACACCACTGGGAACTGATTGACCCACCTTCTACAGGTGATTGGGTAATTTTTACTACATTACAATTTTTAGATGTTTGGTCAACAATCTATGGTTTAAAGTATGATTGTGTTAAAGAAGCGAATCCCTTGTTTGGTGAAAATCCAACACCTGAAAGATTGTTCTTTTATAAATTTGGATTATTAACACCAGCACTAGAATACGATAGAAAACATGGTAATTTAAACGCCGCATCTATTCGTTCAACCAATAGATTTATGGTATTGGTTATTGGTAATAATCTAAACGTAATTCAAAGAGCAAAAAGTGGATGCCAGAAACGATAAATAACATTATTAAATTATGGAGATATCATGCCTATAAAATTTGGAAAAACCTCAAAACAAGTTGACAGAAACACTAAGAAGGTTACAACTGTTCATGAGTATATGAAGTGTAAATCTAACTCAGAGTTAATCGAAGCATATAATAAACCAGTGATACCGAAACTCAGACAAAAGGTTAAGAACGAGATAGTCAGAAGAAACAAAAAAGGTCTTGCAAATATAGTATTCGGTTAGTATAATGACTAAATACTTATGTTACAAAACTGTAACATAAATGTAACAATTACGACACAAAGAGTAAGTAGAGAAATCGAAGTCCAGTTGTCAGATAGTTACTAAAAATAACAGGAGATAAAAATGCGTAAATTTGCATCATTGTCTGCCTCGTATCTCAGGACACAAGCAGACAAACTACACGAACTTATGAAATGTGGACGACTACAAAATGTCGTTAGGTCAATTTTTTAACTTTTTTTACAAAAACCACTTGAAAAATTTGTAAAAAGACATATATAATATACTAGTGTTCGAGAACTTCAAAAGCGCTCGGGTATGACCTTCGGGAAAACTATCTTCAAAAGAGCGCGGTTCTCAACACTACTTGATGCCCAAAAGGGGTCAAGATTATTAACTTGCTATAATAGGAGAAAATATGACTCATTTAGATATATTTGGTCAATTCAGACCACTCACAATTGGATTCGATAGATACTTTGATGAACTCAATCGTCTATCAAATCACACTCAAACTAATTACCCACCTTACAACATAGTACAAGAAGATGCAGAAAACTTTTGCATTGAACTTGCAGTTGCAGGATTTGGTAAGAAAGATATTGAAATCACTAAAGAGAAAACTCTTTTAACCATCGAAGGTAAACTTGATGAAGACTCAAAAGATTTTGTCCACAAAGGACTTGCATCAAGAGCTTTCAAAAGAAGTTTCACACTTGCAGATGATGTTGAAGTCAGTGGTGCAGACATGAAAGATGGTATTCTACATGTCAAACTGGTAAGAGTTATTCCTGAAGAAGATAAACCAGTATCTATCAAAATTAAGTAGAAAACTCTCTTTACAGGTACTCCTGTTTGTAATATAATGGGAGTATCTTTATATAAAGGAGAATTATTATGTTATCAGTTGGAGATTTATTTCCTGCTTTCTCACTGCAAGGAATTAACGAAAACAACGAATTTGTGAGAGTCAGTGTAGAAGAAAACTATGAACCATTAAAACATGATTGGTCAGTAGTTTACTTTTATCCAAAAGACTTTACCTTTATATGCCCTACAGAGATTGCTGGTTTCGACACTTTAGTCGACCACGCAAACGTGATAGGAATAAGTGGTGATAACGAGTTCTGTAAATTAGCATGGAAAAAAGAGAATGAATTGATAGGTAATATCAGACATACTCTTGCCGCTGATTGTGGACTTGGATTATCATCTGCATTAGGTATCGTTAACGAAGAAGAAGGTGTGTGCTATCGTGCAACTTTTATCTTTGACAAAAACAGAGTCATTCAACATGCCTCAATCAATGCACTAGACACTGGAAGAAACCATAAAGAAGTTCTAAGAACTCTACAAGGTTTACAAGCAGGTGGACTAACAGGTTGCGGTTGGGAAGATGGTGAGGACTTTGTCGGATAAACTATACCAAGTTCTTAAACAGAATACAAACGAGAGAGGTGTGCCTATCCTAGATAGTCATACCTTTCAAAGTTTGAACGATGAATTTGGCAAAGAACTTTTTAGAGAAACACTTGCTAAATTTATTGCTACTGAAAGACCAGAATATCCTATGAAGATTATCTCTGAAGAGAGATACAGAAACATGTTTCTCGCACTCAAAGATTCAGACCCATTCCGTGATGTAACAGCAGTTAAAGATTTACAAAAAGAAGTCTTAGAAAAATATGATGATTACAAATATGACTTCAATGAATACGGACTAGGTGTTATTGATTCTACTCATACATTTAATGATGCAAGTGATTACTTTCATCAACATTTAAGACTCGCATGTGGCAGTTATGGTTACAAATCACCTGTAGAAGTTTTCAAATCTGGGACAGCAAAAGAAATATGGAGTTGTCTAGGTCCGATTTGGAGGGGCATCAACGGTGTTAAGAAAGTTCAGATTGATGGTGAAGAACGATTAGTAGGTGGTGAACTTGCAGAGAAGAGTTATATATCATCATTCAGATTAGGCACTTACGTTGCAACTCAGTTCAAACCAAATGTCGCAAGAGCAATCTATGAACTTACACAAGCAAAAACTATTTTAGATACATCATGTGGTTGGGGTGATAGACTTTGTGGTTTCTACACTTCGAATGCAGATGAGTATTATGGTTGCGACCCAAATCCAAATGTCTTTGAACAATACAAAAAACAATGTGTTGCATATGAAAAAATACTAACAGGTAACGAACCTTACATGTATTTCGAAGATGATAAATTTATATCAGAGGGTTCAAAGAAAGTTACAATCTATAGATGTGGTGCAGAGAACTTACCATACGAAACATTACCACCAATCGATTGTGCATTCACATCTCCACCATATTTCTCAACTGAAGAATACAACAAAGGTGGTGAACATGAAGAAGACCAATCATGGGCAAAGTTTAATGAATATGAAAAGTGGAGAGACGAGTTCTATTTACCTGTTTCACAAAAATCATTTGATGCCCTTAGTGATACAGGCATATTAATGATAAACATTTTAGACCCTAAAATTAAAAACAAAAGATATAGGTCAGGTGATGAACTCGTTGATATGTTAAGAAACAATTTCATTGGTCAAGTTGGCATGAGAATCATGCAACGACCACAAGGTAAAAATGTATTCGCAACAGAAGACGGTGAGTTTGACCAAGAAGCATTACACGAATTCTTTGATAAGATGTATATAGAAAACGTATGGTGTTTTAGTAAAGACACCTCTGTAGATTTATTTAAGAACGTTGCAGTTTCAACACTAGAAGAATTCTTTGCATGAAATTAGCAATCGATTCAGACTTCAATAATGTCTGGCAAATATTTCATGAAAATAAAGAATGGTTCCCACATGTTCGTAAATCACATGTTAGAAATAGAATCGATAGAGAACAATGTGTTTACCAAGATGAAGTTGTTATAACATTTCATAAAAATAGACAAAACAGAATGATAGGAAGAGATTCAAATGTTAGAGTGGAAAAGGACTCATATATAATACATCAACTTATTAATAGATATAAAGGTAACGGAAAAACTAAAGATATTATTAATGAGTTTTTTAATTTTGCAGGAACTGTTTATCTTACTGTTAGAGCAGAAAACACAAGAGCAAATTCTTTTTACAAAAAGATTGGTATGAAAGAAGTTGGTTACTGTAATTGGTCACAAGGTAATATGAAAGGAAAGGTTTGGAAATATGGATAAATTATTCGGTAAATTATATCAAGTTGTAGAAAACCCATTTGAAAAAGATGCAGGTATTGAAATCATATCTGGTGAATTCAAAGGTTTAGTGTATCAATATGGTAAAGTACAATTTGTAGAAGGTGAACCACAAATCAACTTTGATAGAACAATTCGTAGACTGCCTGAAGGTGTTGAAGAGACAGAAGAAGCAATCAATGGACTACTAAATAATGATGAATTACAAGAACTTATGGGAGATATCTTACAAGAGATTCTCAAAGAACAATTATCTAAGGAACAAATAAACGATGAACAAAGAACTATTGAAGGAACAGATTAAAAGACACGAAGGCGAAGTCTTAGAAATATACAAAGACTCACTTGGTTACCTTACATTTGGTGTAGGACATTTAGTCAGAGAAACAGACCCAGAGTTTGGTCAACCTGAGGGAACAGAAGTCACTCAAAAAAGAGTAGATGAAGTTTATGCTCATGATTTTCAAGACCATTTAGAAGAAACAATAAAACTATTTGAGTCAAAAGGTGGAGAAGACTTCTATGCACTTCCCGAAAATATACAACACGTATTAGTTAACATGTGTTTCAACTTAGGTGGAAGTAGATTCAGTAAGTTTAATAACATGTGGAAAGGTGTTGTTGAATGCGATTGGGAAAAAGTAGCAGTTGAAATGGAAGATTCAAAATGGTTCGGCCAAGTAGGAAGACGTTCAGTAGAACTACAGGAGATGGTAAGAAATGCTTAGTGTATACGATGATTATAAAGTCTTATGTGTAAGACTTGCATCAAGAGAAGTATTGATGGGATTCTGTAAAGAGTTAGAGGATGGTTCAGTTGAAATTATAGAACCACAGATTATGATAACAGATGCCGCAGATGGGCAGATGAATGTAAACTTTGCACCATGGATTCCTTATGCAAAAGATTATGAGTTTATCATTGAAGCACACCAAATACAAACAGTTTTTGAACCAAAACCACAATTAGAAACTAATTTTAAAGTTGCAACTGGCAACAAAAAAAGAGGTGCTTAATTATGAAAGATATGACAAATGAAATTCTAAAAGGTGTAGTTGCTCATGCAGATGGTCACATTGCAAAACATAAAGCAAACATTTTAGTTCAATGCAAAAATTCAGTAGGAGTTGCAGAGCATGGTGACCATATTGAAACAATCGAAAAAGAATTAGAGCAGATTGCTCATTACGAAGATTTAAAAGACGTAGTAAAAAAACATTTTTCAGAATATACAGAAAAGTCACTATTAAACGAATAGTATTTGTAGTATACTTACTACATGGATTTTTATACTAACGTTGCACGTACTCGTGACAAGATTCTAGTCACAGGTTATCAAGGAAACAAGAAACAGAAATTGCAGGTCAGTTATCGACCAAAGCATTTCATTCCCTCAAAGAAAGGTGAAACACCTTACAAATCTTTAGACGGCAGATACTTAGAAGTTGTAGAACTCAACTCAATGGGTGGTGCAAGAAAGTTTAGAGAGAAGTATGATGGTGTTGAAGGTTTTGAGATTCATGGTTATGACAAATATCTTTACACTTACATATCAGATAGATTTCAAGGTGATGTTGATTGGGACTTTAATAAAATTAGAATAGCAACACTTGATATAGAATGTGAATGTGAAAATGGTTTTCCAGAACCAATGTTGGCATCTGAAAAAGTCAATGCAATCTCAATCAAACCATTCAAAAAAGAAACTGTAGTCTTCGGCATCGGTCCATGGGAACATAATAAAACAGATGTTATCTATGTTGATTGCACAAACGAATTCGATTTACTTACAAAATTCATTAAGTATTGGAGAACATCAAACTTTGATGTTATCACAGGTTGGAATGTAAACAGTTTTGATATCACTTATCTTTGCAATCGTATTGATAGAATAATAGGTGAAGGTGAGCATAAAAAACTTTCTCCATGGAATCAAACGAATGTTCGTGAGTTTACTACAATGGGTTATCAGAAGCAACAAGTCTATGACCTAGTTGGTATAAATGTCCTTGACTATCTTGAAATCTACAGAAAGAAAACATTCGTTAACCAAGAGTCATATAGATTAGAACACATTGCTCAAGTTGAGCTTGGCAAAGGTAAACTAGATTACTCAGAATATGGCTCACTTCATACATTGTACAAACAAGATTATGCAAAGTTTTTAGAATACAATGTCCGTGACGTAGTTCTCGTTGAAGAACTTGATGACAAACTAGGGTTTATGGAACTTGTAATGTCTCAGGCATATACTGCCAAATGTAACTATGAAGATACGTTCGGCACAGTGAAGTATTGGGAAACAATTATATACAACTTCTTAAAAGACCAAGGCATTCAAACCCCACCTCAGAGATTGAAATCTGGCAATGATAAGATGAAACCTATCGTAGGTGCATATGTCAAAGAACCACAAGTTGGTGGTCATGATTGGGTTATGTCTTTTGATTTGAACTCTCTATATCCACATATCATTATGCAATACAATATCTCACCTGAGAAACTTGTTCGAGGTCATAGAGAAGATGTGAATGTTGATAGATTACTTAACAAAGAATGTGATTTATCTTACTGTAAACAAACTAATACAACAGTTGCACCAAACGGTGTTCTATTTTCACGTGATAAGCAAGGTATGTTCCCAGAACTGATGGAAACATTCTACGAAGAACGTAAAGAATGGAAAGGTAAGATGATTGAGTATCAAAAAGAACTACAGACATGCGATGACCCAAAACGTAAAAAAGAACTTGATACACTTATCAAACGTGCATTCAATAATCAGATGGTTCGTAAGATTGCATTGAACTCTGCCTATGGTGCTATGGCAAATCAATACTTCGCATTTTTTAGTATTGACTTAGCAGAAGCAATCACAACATCAGGTCAAATGATTATCAAATGGTCAGAGAAAACAATCAATGAATATCTGAATAAGATTCTTAAAACAGACAATGAAGATTATGTCATTGCAATGGACACTGATTCAGTTTATATCACAATGGACAAATTTGTAAATCAAATTATGCCAGATGCACCAAAAGACAAAGTGATTGACTTCTTAACAAAAGTAGAAGTAGAAATAGAAAAAGTTCTTGCACAAGGTTTTGATGAACTTGCAGAATACACAAACGCATTTCAACAAAAGATGCAAATGGGCAGAGAAGTAATAGCAGACAAAGGTATCTGGACTGCAAAGAAAAGATACATTCTGAATGTTTATGATAACGAAGGTGTTCGTTTAGCAAAACCAAAACTTAAAATGATGGGTATCGAAACTGCAAAGTCATCAACACCACAATGGGTTCGTAATAAACTTACTGAAGCATTGAATGTTGTTATGACTCAGACTGAACAAGACTTGTGGGAATTCGTAGAGACAGCACGAAAAGAATTTAGAAATCTACCACCAGAAGAAGTTGCATTCCCTAGAGGTTGCAAAGGTCTGGCTCAATACTCAGACCCTAATTCAATCTATGCGAAAGGAACACCGATTCACGTCAGAGGTTCTCTATTATACAATAATCTTTTGACTTCAAAGAACTTAGATATGAGATATGAAATGATTAAGAACTCAGACAAAGTACATTTCACATATCTTACATTACCTAATCCAATCAATGAGAATGTCATTTCATTTACTACAAGTTTACCGAGAGAATTTGATTTACATAGATTCATAGATTATGATATGCAGTTTGATAAATCATTTACAGAACCATTAAAGAACATTGTAAACTTAATTAACTGGAATGTAGAACCAGTAGCAAGTTTAGATTCTTTCTTTGCATAAATAAAAGTATGTACGAATATAATATTAAAGTTGTAAAAGTTGTTGATGGTGATACAGTAGATGTTGATATCGATTTAGGATTTGGAATGACCTACAAAAAGCAAAGGGTCAGAATGATGGGAATCGATACACCAGAATCTAGAACAAGAGACTTAGTAGAAAAGAAATTTGGTAAAGCATCAAAAGCTCATCTAAAGAAACTTTTAAGTGGTGCTGAGAGATTATCTTTAATGTCTCACGACAAAGGAAAGTTTGGTAGAATTCTTGGTGAAATATTCGCTCACTATGCCGAAGGACATCCTGTTTACGAAACAGAAATTTCAATCAATCAGCAAATGATTGATGATAATCATGCAGTTGACTATGGTGGTGGCAACAAAGAAGAAATAGCAGAACAACATTTAAAAAATAGAAATGTTCTAGTCGCAAACGGAACGGTAGAACTATGATTGTATCTCCAATCGATTGTTTTTATATTTTAATGATTGCAATAATATTCGGTTTTATAATTCACTTAGAAACCAATGTTAAAGTTCTTTTAGAAATGATGAAAGAACACACCAAATGTGATTCAATAAAAGATTCAATAAACGAAGAATAAAAACCCTCTTGTAATTTTCATAAAACGCTAGTATACTGGACTAGATAAATTATGAAACGAGGTGCTTATGAAATTTATAGATGATTTAGTAAAAGCAACAGGTAACGAATATGCAAATGTCGTTGCTGATGGTGTTGCCGCAGGAGATGTAGATGCCTTTGTTGATACAGGTTCTTACATCTTCAATGCTTTATTAAGTGGTTCACTACACGGTGGACTTCCTTCAAACAAGATTACAGCAATCGCAGGTGAATCTGCAACTGGTAAAACATTCTTTGCATTAGGAATGGTCAAACAGTTCTTAGAAGATAATCCTGAGGCGGCAGTAATGTATTTCGAATCTGAATCTGCAATCACAAAAGATATGATTGAAGAGAGAGGAATCGATTCAAGTAGAATTGTTATCGTGCCTGTAGTAACAGTTCAAGAATTCAGAAATCAGGCAATCAATATTCTTGATAGATATCTTGAAACACCAGAGAAAGATAGACCTAAAATGATGTTTGTCTTAGATTCACTTGGTATGTTATCAACTACAAAAGAAATCGAAGATACAGCAGAAGGTAAAGAAACTAAAGATATGACTCGTGCCCAAATCACAAAAGGTGCATTCAGAGTTCTTACTCTTAAGTTAGGTCGTGCTGGTGTGCCAATGATAGTAACGAATCATACTTATGATGTGATTGGTTCAATGTTCCCTCAAAAAGAAATGGGTGGTGGGTCAGGTCTTAAATATGCCGCATCATCAATTATCTATCTTTCTAAGAAGAAAGAAAAAGAAGGAACAGAAATTATTGGAAATATAATTCACTGTAAGAATGCAAAAAGTAGATTGACTGTAGAGAACAGAATCGTAGATGTTAGATTGACATACGATAAAGGTCTAGACAGATATTATGGTTTACTTGACCTAGCATTAGCAAGTGGTGTCTTTAAGAAGGCATCAACGAGAGTTGAATTACCGAATGGCAAAACAGAGTTCGGTAAAACAATCAATAACAATCCAGAAAAATACTTCACACCAGAAGTTATGGAAAGATTAGAAACAGTTGTACAGGATTATTTTAAATATGGAAACAAGAATAGAACAGACAATACTGAAGAATCTGATTCAGAATGAAGAATTCACTCGAAAGGTAATACCCTTTCTTAAAGAAGAATACTTTACAGACCAAACAGATAAATTAGTATTTAATCTTACAAAAGATTATTTCGACAATTACACCAAGAGTCCAACAGTTGAAGCACTTCTTATCAACCTTGATAAAGTGACTACTGTTAGTGATAACATAGTTGCTTCATCAAAAAAACTGTTGGACTCGTTTTCATCAACAGATGATACACCACAAGAATGGTTAGTTGACGAAACAGAATCATGGTGTAAAGACAGAGCAATCTATATTGCAGTCATGGATTCTATCGAAGTTATTGATAAGAAGTCTCAAAGGTCTACAGGTGAAATACCAGAACTTCTCAAAGATGCATTATCTGTATCATTTGATACTCACATCGGTCACGATGTCATTGAAGATGCAGATGATAGATTTGAGTTCTACAATACAGAAGAAGAAAAGATACCATTTGATTTAGAATACTTTAACAAGATTACGAAAGGTGGTCTTCCTAACAAGACACTCAACATTCTACTTGCAGGTACAGGTGTTGGTAAATCTATGTTTATGTGTCATCATGCATCATCATGTTTACTCATGGGTAAGAACGTATTATATCTCACACTTGAAATGTCAGAAGAAAAGATTGCAGAGAGAATCGATGCAAACACTCTAAACATTCCAATCAAAGATATACCTAGTCTATCTAAGAAACAATTCTCAACAAAGATTGAAAGACTGAAAAACAAAACAAATGGCAAACTGATTGTCAAAGAATACCCAACTGCATCGGCTCATGTTGGACATTTCAGACATCTATTGCAAGAACTTGATATCAAAAAAGATTTCAGACCAGATATGATTTTTATTGATTACCTAAATATTTGTGCAAGTCATAGAGTACGACCTGGTTCTGGTGCAAACTCTTATACACTCGTTAAGAGTATTGCTGAAGAACTTCGTGGTCTTGCAGTTGAGTTTGATGTGCCTATTGTTAGTGCAACACAAACTACAAGAAGTGGTTATGGTTCTACAGACATTGGTCTTGAAGATACTTCAGAATCATTTGGTCTACCAGCAACAGCAGACTTAATGTTTGCATTGATTACAAGTGAAGAACTTGAAGAACTTGACCAGATGGTCGTAAAACAATTGAAGAACAGATATAATGACCCTACAATCTTCAAACGATTTGTTATCGGTGTCGACAGAAGCAGAATGAAATTCTATGATGTTGAACAAGATGCACAAGAAGAACTCATCGACAGTAGTGACAATACTGATACACCTATCTTTGATAAAGGTCAGCATTCTAAATTTAGTGATTTTAAGGTATAATTATGGTAAAAGAATCAGCACAATATGATAACTACCTAGATAAAGAAGGTAGAATTAAAGACGAATACAAAGCAACACTGGATAAATTTACAGAAGACGGTGAAGAGTTTGCTTCAGTTTTGCCTGAGATACCTAAATCAGATGCTGAACTAGAAGGTAATTACAAACATTTAATTGTCCATATACAAGACTTAGATTCATTCAAAGACCTTTGTGAGAAACTAGGTCAGTATATTGATACAAAACAAACATCAACTTACTTTCCACTCGCAGACCCTAACACAAACTTTTTCGGTGATACTTACGAGCAACCTATTACAATCGCAGACACATCACGAATGGTTGCCAAACCAAAAAGACAACCACAACCAAGAACTGATTTGTCGAGAGAAAATAGATACAGTCTTCATTGGCAAAATATGCCATCGTTCAATCAACCTCAGATAGAATCTTACAGGTCAATTACAATTAAAATAAGAACTGAAGAGGCATATAAAGAACTACAGAATAGACTTGGCGAAACATACAATGATAAAACAAAAGCAATCTGGCACCCAAGAAAAGTATTCCCTAAGAATTTTAATCTGAGATGGATTCAACCAGATAGACATGATTTACCAAAATATCCAATGTACATTGTATCAAAGACAAGATATGATTCAATGATTACTTCTAAGTCATTCAATCGTATGAAGATACCTCATTACATTGTGATTGAACCACAAGAGAAAACACAATACGAAGAAGCACTTGAAAAGTTCAAAATTACTTATGCTGAACTATTAGTTGCCCCATTTAGTAATCATGGTGATGGACCTGGTCGTGCCAGAAATTGGGCATGGGACCATAGTATTGAACTTGGTGCAACTTCACATTGGGTCTTTGATGATAACATTGCAGACTTCTATAGATTACATAACAATCAAAGAATACGATTTGAAAGTGGTGTAGGTTTTAAAGCAATGGAAGACTTCGTTGATAGATATGAAAACATTCCTGTTGCTGGTCCTCAATATAGATTCTTTGTACCATCAGATTTATACAGACCACCTTACGTAGCAAACACAAGAATCTATTCTGCCCTTTTAATCAGAAATGATTGTAAGCATAGATGGAGAGGTAGATATAACGAAGATACTGATTTGTGTTTGAGAGTATTGAAAGATGGTGATTGTACAGTTCAGTTCAATGCATTTCTTCAAGGCAAAACTGCTACACAAACAGTTGCAGGTGGTAATACATCAGAGTTTTATCATGCAGAAAACTCAGACAAGATAAACAAAGAAGGTTACAACACTGATGGAACAATTAACAAGAGTCAGATGTTGGCAGATATGCACCCAGACGTAGCAAAAGTTGTTTGGAAATATGGAAGATGGCATCACTTTGTTGATTACGAACCATTTAAGTCTAACAGACTTATCTTCAAAGAAGGAATAGAAATTCCTGAAGGTAACAACGATTACGGAATGAAATTAATTACGGATTATACAGAATGAAAAATTATATTATAGCAACACTTACAATTTTACTTACAGCATGTGGAGGCAGTTCACCAGTTAGTCTTGGTGTTTTAGAGATAGAATCATCTCCCCAACCACCTACTCAAACAAGCACGTCATTTGGAAATACTAAAGTTATCGATGGTTACATTTCAGGTGCAAATCTATTTGTAGACATGAACTACAACTTTATACAAGATACAGATGAACCTAGTGCTTTATATGACAATGAAACAAATAGCTATTATTGGGAATCTAGTCAGTTTGAACATATAGAAACTTATACTGCAAGTTGTTTTTATAATAGACCTCGAATTGCAGAGGTGCCTGTCGGTGCTTATGACGAAGACAGAGGTTATGTAGAAGAAGCATACGATTTATATTTTATACCTTATGATAACAGTCAAAGCAATATTACACCCTTTACAACAATCATTGCATCATATTTAAATGATGTAGCAACTCCGGAAATGTCTGTAAGTGAAGGTTGTGCTGAACAAGGCGAAGCAGTTGAAGAGGATTTAAAATTTAAATTCAATGGTTTAGCAGGTGAACTTCAAAACAAATTTGATGTCGACATAACTTATTTTTATGAAGACTATATCGAGTCAGGCAATACAACAAAACAAGCAATCGCAGAAAGACTCGTAGACTTCATGCAAACGGGTTTTGATGTATTAGCAACATTAGAAAATCAATACAACACTACACTAAGGATTCAGATAGATGCCGGTATTGTAGATTACATTATGACAAACACTCAGTTTGATAGTCTTGCAATCAATGTTATTGGTGTCGACAGACAAACAGAAACAGATAATTTTCTTAGAGAAGAGATATTCAGAGTCCAAGATTTAGTCGTAGATACAAACGGTAATCTGATAGACAGCAATGGTGATTTATATACAGCAACTTTTGAAAACATTCAGACTCATGCTAACTTTCATACATCAATAACATATATTTCAAAAGGCAATATTGTAGAAGGTATGCCAGTTACAATAGAACAAATTACTGAAGACAATAGTATTTCATATATGGTAGTATTTTTGGGTGAAGGTAGAAAAGCATACACTGAAGGTGATGTAGGCAGATTTTATAGTAACTTCTCAGCAACACAAAGATTTGATATCTTTTTTACAAATGAAACTAACTATAATTTTGACCATGATTTAGAGAATCTCTTTGAGTTTAGAGATACTACCACCTTTCAAAACATTTATGATGACTTAGTTTCGTTTGAAACTACAATGCAATATGTAGATTACAATAATACTTATCTCTACAGTGGTGATTATCAAAGACTTTATAATAATGAATGGGTGTTTAGTATAACAACAACTACGCAAGAATGTAGGAGTAATTCACAAACTTATACTGGTTCTGAAGCATATCAAATATGTTCAGAATATCTAGAATAAGCTTGACAGAAACAGCCATTTTTTGGTATAATAATAGTATGAAAAAGACAGTAATTTTTGATGTAGACGGAACCATCGCAGATGTTGAACATAGAAGACATCTTGTAAATGGTGATAAAGGTTTTAAACCTGATTGGAATGCATTTAGAAAAGCAACAGAAGATGATACTCCTGTTCAATGGGTTTGTGATATCGCAAAAAGATTCATTAAGCAAGGTGACGATGTTGCATTCTTTTCTGCAAGAAACGAATCAGAAAGAGAAGTTACTGAGAAACAGATTTCAGAATGGATTGGTGATGGTCATAAAGGAGTCTTCCTTAGACCTAATGGCGATTTCAGATGTGATGCAGAATTCAAATCAGAACTTGCAGACAAGTTTGAAGAACTCGGTGGAAAGATTGATGTAGTCTTTGACGATAGAAACAAAGTTGTCGACATGTGGAGAAAAAGAGGAACTACATGTGTTCAAGTTGCAGAGGGTGATTTCTAGTGAAAGCATTACAACCGAACGAAGTTATTGACCTTCTAACAGAGAAGGTCAATCTTAAAAAGGAGTTAAGAGTTGCCAAAAAAGAGAAGAATGAAAAACTCGTACTCAATCTTAAATTAAAAATTCACAGAATAGAAGTAAAAATCTCTGGGCATACGTTGTCAAAAAACTAAATAATAGTATAAAATTATCACGGAGTTTTTATGCCATATACTAATAATCTAGATTTGCCTACAGGTGACACTTTAACTTTACAAGAAAGAAAGGATACTGCTGAATTCTGGAAAGGATTTTACGAAGACACCTCAGATGAATTAAACATATCATTTAAGTATCAAGCAGATGGAAGTTCTGAATGGAAGTATTGGCAGTGGATAGGAACTGGTGGTGCTACAGCATATTGGGCGGATTGGAGAAGCAATCACTCTTCAGTAACTGCTGAATCAGAAGATGGACATGATGTTGCATTCTATGAAGCATGGCAAGATTTTGAAAATGAAAATTTTACAATAGATGGTGTTGCAAAAACTAAAGCAGAAATGATTACAAAGTGGACAAACGAAATCACACAATGTGATACATTGATTGCCGCTGAATCCGAATCATCTGAACCTTCAGAATAAGTCTTTTAAAAATCATAAATAGTACTGAGCTTTACATTTCATTTTGGAAATGTTATAATACAGTACTATGGCAGTTAAAAATCTACATTTAGAACATTTAGAAGACGAAATCATCAACAATGGTATAGATGGTGGTCGTGCATCTATAAACTTTCTCAGGTCACTGAGGGATATGCTTAAGGGCAATGTATCTAAAAGTGTTAACATGACTGTAAAATGGGATGGTGCTCCTGCTTTATTTGTTGGTAAACACCCAGAAACGAATCAGTTTATCATAGCAAAGAAATCTTTATTCAATAAAGAGCCAAAATTTTACACAACAGAACAAGAAATCAAAGACGATTTATCTGGAGACTTACAAGATAAGTTTGTCGAATCATTCAAATATCTATCCAAGTTAAACTATTCAGGCATCATTCAAGGTGACTTGATGTTTACTGATTCAGATAAAAAAGACAAGAAGATTAGTGGGGAAGATTACGTTACCTTTACCCCCAACACAATTACGTATGCCGCACTCAAAGGTTCACAACTAGGCAATCAAATAGAGAATGCCAAACTAGGCATAGTATTTCATACATCATATTCAGGTAGCACGTTACAAGATATGTCAGCAAAGTTTGGAGTTGATACATCATCATTAGGTAATAGTTCAGAGGTATGGGTAGATGATGCATCTTATAAAGATGTTTCTGGCACAGGAAAAATGACTGCAAAAGAGGCAGTTAAATTATCTAAAGCATTGTCAGTCGTGGGTAAAACGTTTAGAAAGATTACTAAGAAAAATTTACAAACATTTAATGATATTAATAAAATGCTACAGTCAAAGGCGCCAGGTGCCACATATAAAACATATGCGAACACAAAGATTAGGTCAGGCAAATTTGACCCATCGTACAAAGACTACCTAAATCATGTCGATAAATACTTTGACGAGAAAGTAATTGCAAAGTTAAAGACAGAGAAACATAAGATACTTAAGACTGAAATCAAAGTTCAAACACTCAGAGAATTAAGAAGTCTTAAAACAACAATCGATGCATTGACAATTTTTCAGAGAGGTTTGATAGAATCTAAAAAGATAATTGTAGATTCATTAAACAGAGTAAAGAGTATTGGTACATTTCAAAAAACAGATACAGGATTCAAAACAGTGAACCCAGAGGGTTATGTAGCAATTGATAAAGAAGGTAAAGCAGTAAAATTAGTAGACAGAATGGAGTTCAGTTTAAATAACTTTACAGTTGCCAAAGATTGGGACAAATAATGAAAGAAGTAAGTTTTACATTTGGAAGATTTAATCCACCAACAACAGGTCATCAGTTACTTGTAAATAAACTCGCAAAATTGGGTGGTGATAAACTTCTATTCACATCACACTCTAACGATAAGTTAAAGAATCCACTTAATCACAAACAAAAGATATCATTTCTGAGAAAGTTCTTTGGTAAAAAAGTTGGTGTGCCTGATGTCAGTGCAAGAACAGTATTCGATATCGCAAACGAATTACAAAATCAAGGTTACGAAAAAATCAATATGATGGTCGGCTCAGATAGAATCAGAGAGTTTGATAATTTACTCAAAAAATACAATGGTGTAAAAGCAAGACATGGGTTTTATGACTTTAAAGAGATTAATGTAGTATCTGCAGGAGAACGTGACCCAGATTCAGATGACGTTTCAGGAATGTCAGCATCTAAGATGAGAGCATATGCAGAAAAGAATGACTTTGATAATTTCAAAGAAGGTGTTCCTACTCGTAGTAATGCAGATAAACTCAAACTATTCAAAGCAGTCAAAAAGGGCATGGGTATAGTCGAAGAGACATTACCTAATTACATGATTGAAGATTTAATCACTGAAGGTGTATATGACCCTGGTATTTTCAAAGCAGTATTTCTATCAGGTGGACCAGGAAGTGGTAAATCTACAGTTGTTAAAGAATTAGGTTTGAATGCCTTAGGACTTAAAGTTGTGAATACAGATAAGGCATTTGAAAACGGTTTAAAGAAAGCAGGTCTTTCACTTGATTTGAGGGGTGCAGACTTTACAAAGGTAGACCCAATTCGTGCAAAAGCAAAAAAACTAACTGCAAAGAATATGGATAACTATATTGAGGGTAGACTTGGAATGATTTTTGACACCACCTCATCAGATGCAAGTAAAATAAAGAAATACAAAAAATTACTTGATACAATTGGATATGAAAGTAAAATGGTATATGTTAACACAAGTTTAGACAATGCTCAAAAAAGAAATGAATCTAGACCAAGAAAATTACCACCCGAAATTGTAAAGAAAGATTGGGACAAAGCACAAAAGAACGTAGCAACATTTAGAAGCATATTTAAAAAAGATTTTGTAGAAGTTATGAATGATGATGACTTAGATACATTGGTAAAAAAAGCAAACAAACTTTACAGCAAATTACTTACATGGTCTTCAGCATTTCCTGGCAACAAACTTGCTACTAAATGGAAAGAGCAACAGTTACTAAGTAAAAAATCATAAATAGTATCATGGACTTACTAAAGAAAATATTAGAAACTAAAAAGGTCGCACAAGATAAAGATATCAAAGACCGTGAGGGAACTCAACCTTCAAAATATTTCTCAGGTGTAAGTAAGAAATCAAAAGCAGCCAGAGATGCACACTTCAAAAAAGGTGCTAAGATGGACGATGATAATCCTGCGGCATACAAACCAGCACCAGGTGATGCTGGTGCAGAGACTAAACCATCTCAACACACTAAGAAATTCAAACGAATGTTTGGTGAAAAGGCAATTCTCAATAAAAGAAACATAAAAGATAAAAAGGCATTACAAAAAGCATATGACCTTCTTTCAAAAAAAGAGAAAGAATTCAAGTCTAATTCTGCATATGTTAGTTTGATGAATCGATTGTATCATACCATTGATGATTTTGATGCAAGTAATATGGATAACAAAGCATATAAAGAATTGCAGAGAGATGTCAAAAAAGTATTAGGTAGAGATTACAAAGAAATTATCGAAGAGAATGATTTTGATTTAGATGATTTAGAAGAAGGCAAACTCGTAGCACCTGCTCATCAAATTATTAGAACAGTCGCAAAAGAAATTCAAAAGAAAATGGAGACTATGTATTCTAAGAGACCTTCTGATGGTGTAAGTCTTATCAATCAAATGGCACGAATGGTCGGAATGACTGTATCAGACAAAAAACAAAAGAAAGGAACTCTATTCTTAAGAATGGGAGATGACTTAGCAGAAGCAAAACTCGATAAGAAAAGGGTTCAACAAAAACTATCTAAAATAAAAGGTCTCACAAAAGACCAACTTGCAACTCTATCTGCAATGAGTCCAAGCACATTACAAATCATAATCAATCAATTATCTACACTCGTTATGGGTGAAGACATAGAAGAAAGACTTGCAGATAAATTGAGACAA